CTAATGTTCTAGCTATTGCTCGAGGACAACAAGCTGATGCTGGTAGTGCTTTAGCTAAAGCATCTAAGTTAGCTAGGTCTGAAGGTTTAACAAGAGCAGCCGCTAAAGCTAGCGAACAAAGAAACATAACTGCAAGTTTAGGCTCTTTTCTTACTCCAGGAGCTAAAAACTATGGCAATAGTGGTGGCTTATTTTTTCCAGAACCAACGGAGACTAAGTAATGTTTGGAAATTTATTTAAAGGCGTACAAATGAGCATACAAAACCAAGGCATACGAATGAGCACACAAAACCAACCACGTACTTTTGCTTCCTTACCAACAGTAAGCGATCCAGATAAAGTTTTAGCGGATGTATCTACTTCTGATTATGATAGATTTCAAAGTGATTTTAGACCTTTTGAACAGGAGTTAGTAAATCAACTTAACTCAGGGCGTCAAGATTTAGTTGAGGCAGTACCTGACGATGTTGCGCAACAACAAAGAATTGCTGAAGGTATTTCCGAAAGAAACAGGCAAAGATTTGGGGTTGAAGAAACTCAAGCGCAACAAAGAGGACGAATAGGCGCTACGCAAAGGGGAGCAGCATTAAATTTAGCTGGTGGTTTAAACAATGCTAGATTAGCACAACTCGATCAAGATCGTGTTTTACTTGCGGATTTAATTAATATTGGGCAAGGTTTAAATAGAAGCTCTTTAGCTAGTTTAGGAACTGCAGCTGAGAATGCAACGGCAAGAAAAAATCAATTTGCTCAAGACACGGCTGCTGCTAAAAACCAACAGAGAAGCACGTTAGCAACTTTAGCAGGACTTATGTATTTTAGTGATACAAGACTAAAACAAGATATTAAATTTAGTCATAAAGAAGGTAATTATAATATTTATACTTGGCAGTGGAGCGAAGAAGCTAAAAAATTAAGTAATGGTAAATTACCTACTTACGGAGTGCTTGCCCAAGAAGTACAGAAACAAAAACCAGAGGCAGTAATTACTCACGGTTCGGGTTACTTAATGGTTGATTACGGAGCACTGTAATGGCATATGTACAAGGAAAAGATTTAAAAGGGTTAAGCGGATTTTTTAAAAGAATTACTGGTCAAGGTTTATCTGTAGCTGAAGTACAACAACGACAACTGTTAAAACAAGATGAGTTAAGTAGTTTTTTATTACTAGAAGACCAGATAAATAAACAACTTGCTGCGACACCTAGTGGTGAAGAACCAGCAAACTATAGAGCAGACTTATTTGGACCCTATGCTGAATATGCAGAAAAAAGGAAAAAGAGAGCTAACCAAGGGTTATTAACTTTTGAAGATTATTATGCTTTTGCTACTAATGACCAATTAAATAAATTTGTACCAGACCTTGCTGATGGTTTGTTAACTCAAGCTGGAGATGATAGACCTAAAAAAATAAATTTTAATACTTTACAAGGTTCTCAAGCAAAAGATGGTTCAATTACTTTTAATGTAGAAGTAGATACTTTTGAAGGAAAAGGAGACGGTTCAGTAGCAAGAAGGACTAATTTTCTTACTACCGATGGTAGCGATGAAAAAACTAATCCTGATGCTGCAGTAACAGGTTTTGCTTTAAAGGATTTAAATGCTTTATATGATGCTAAAAAAAATACGCTTTTTGAAGGCGCAGGACGTGGCTATGAAAGACAGCGTTGGTTAAATGATACTGCTCAAAATGATGGTATTTTAGCTAATTCAGCAACTGCACCCAGAGAGGCAAAATTACAAGCTTTACAAAGAATTGGGGATACGTTTGAAGCAGAACAAAAAAGAGTGGATGCTTCTTCTACTGTAGAAGATGCTGCACCCTTAATGACACCCACTAAGGTTGAAAGTGATAAATATGATTACACCGAAGCTGAATTACTAAATTTATCTTTAGATTTACGTACTACCACAGGAGGCGGAACAAGAAAAAAAGACGGAAAACCTGTTGCTCTTCCTATGAATAGGATTGCAGCAGAAGAATGGAGAAATCAAGCAAAAGAAAGACAAAACTTAATTGCAAAAAAAGAAGCAGAACTAGCGGATTTAGATCCTAGCAGTAAAGAGAACAAATTAAAAAAAAGAAACCTAGTTAATATAAAAGCTCAACATAATAACCATATAAAAGAAGGAACGGGCGCTGATTTACGTTTACCTTACAGAGAAAAAGCTGCTGATATAACTGATGCAGAGTTAAAAACACAATACAACACTCTATTAGCACCTAAGAATTTTAATCAATTATTAAAAGACAAAGATGTAATGAAAGATTTCAAAAGTTTAAATGCTAATGATTTCTTAACAAAATACTCTAAAGACGGAGTCTTAGACAAACAGCGTCTGTATGGTAATGATTTTTCTGAACAAACTAAAAAAACTTTAAAAGAAGTTGTACCAGACGAAAAAAGAACAGCCTTTATAGCTGCTGTAGAAGCAGGAGAAGTAGACGAAGCAATAAAAATCTTAGGTACTATAACGCTTTCTACTGAACAAGATAACAATTTAGCTGAAGAAGTAGCTAGGTTAAATGGAGACTTTAGACAAGCTTCAACATCAAGAGATGGTCGAGATGCAATGAATAGTGCTTTAATTGCTAGTTTAACGTCTTTACCTGCTGATAGTCCTATTCTTCCAACCCTACTTCAAAATACTGATTTAGCTTTATTTGCAGAAACGGGTTTGTTAACTACTAAAGGTATAGATGCTGCTAAAAAACAATTTGAAATGGCGTCTAATCTATCAAGTTTAGAAGGCTTATCAGATGACTTTAGCACTGCTTTTAGCAATTACAATAACTTCTTAGACACAATAGCAAAAGATGAAGACTTAACTTTTGAAGGCTCAATAACACGAGTAAATGAGTTGTATAGTAATATGAAAGTTTTTGCAAAAACTAATGCAGATAAAAGTGCTTTAGTAACCGCAAGAGCAGCGCAGTTTAAACGAGTAACCTTAGCACAATTACAACCTGGGTTCTGGGCTGAAGTATTTAGTCTCGGTTTTGCTAGAGGGCCAAATGAGTTTAGTTTAAGTGAGCAAATTGATGTGGATGTAGTAACTAAAAATGGACTAGCTCCTAGTGCCAATAATCCAGTAATAGGTTTTAGAGGTAACCAAGGATATATATCTGCAAAAGAATTTGAAAACAACTATGGGCCAGACACTCTCTTAGAGTTAGCTGGAGTAGCACTAGCAACTTCTAATAGTAATAAAACTATTTCAGAAGAAGAAGCCACTCAAAATGAAAGGCAACAAAAAAGATAGATGTTATGCAGTATAGTGAAAATGCAAAGTTAGTTAAACTTATTGTAGGGGATCAAGATGACGTTAGTGCAAAACAAAAAAAAGCAATTGGAGAAGCAACAGCTCCAACTCAAGATACTCCAGAAATAACTTTTGATAAAAGTCCTCAAACATTAGGACAAGTTTTTGCAGAGTCAGTTCGTGGGGGACAAGCACAACTTACTACTGATTATGAAACCTTTAAAGGTTTGGGTAACATTGTTCTTGGTAATACAGAGGCTGCTGAAAACAATCTAGCTATTGCTAAAAGTTATGAAGACTATTCTTCAGAAATTTTTAATAGTATTCAACCTTTTGAAGAGTTTTTAGAAGAACCTACTTTCGGTGGTTTTTTTACTCAAGTTACTAAAGCTTTAGGACAATTTACCCCTATGGCAGTTAGTTCTTTAGCTAGTGGTTTTGCTGGTGCAGCAGCTGGATTATTAGGTAAAACAACTTTACGTGCTAGTTCAAAATTTGCAGTTAAAAAAATATATGAAGACACAGTACAAAAACAAGCTACAAAAGGTTTAGCTGCTTTAACACCTAGCGAACGTGCTATTTTTAATGAAGGCTATGGCTATATGAAATACGCTAAGCGTGGTGGTATAGCTGGAGCTTTTGGTCAAGAATATCTTATTGGGTCTTCTCAGTCTGCTTCTGAGTTCCAAGAAGCTGGTAGAGAACTAACCCCTTTAGAAGCTTATCAATCTTTAGCTTTAGGGGTACCTCAAGCTGTCTTAGGCACAGCATCAGAAGTGCTTTTTGCTAATGTTTTATTAAAAGCAACTTTTGCTGGAACACCCCTAGCTAAATTAGAAAGAAAAGCTAGAACCAAAGGAGTTGCAGCTTTAAATGCAAATGAACAGAAAGCTTATAAAATTGTTGAGAAGATAAACAAAAGAGAAAAGTTAAAAGCTTCAGAAGCAAATGCAATAAAAAAATATATTGGTCCTGAACGAAATGTTTTTGCTAACTTAGCTATAGATATTGGTAAAGGTTTCGGAGGTTCAGGTGCAGTTGAAGGTATTACTGAAGTAGCTCAAGAGGGTTTAGGAGTAGCTCAACGATTTAGTATTGACGATGAATACACTGCACGAGATGCAAAATTAAGATTAGCAGAAGCAGCTTTTGCTGGATTTTTTGCTGGTGGTGCTCGTGGTGGTGCTGGTGGTGCAGCTACTGCAATCATAAATCAAGCTCGTGCTTATACAGAACAGGGTAATGTTCTAGAAGCTGAAGTTAACAACCAAAGACAAACTAAAGGGGAAGGAGAAACTTTTAATCGTAAAAGTTCAGAAGAGTTAAATGCTGAAATAGCTTTAGGTAAACAAGCAATTTATGCACCTGGTATTAATGACATAAATGAAATTTCATCAGAAGTAGATTTAGGTAAAATTAAAGATTTAGATTCAATACCACATAAAGGCGGGTTAATTATTGGTACTAAAAAAGCTCTTACTCCAGTCAGAAATCAAAAAAAAGCATTAGATGCAAGTACTAACCCAACAGCTGATAATTTCGCAAATATAAATAACGCAGTTGAGCAACTTTTTGATGGGGAAGAAATAACAAATACTCCTGAAGTAGATACTGAAATTGTAGTAAAAAACGCTGCTGGTACTGTTGTTGCTAGAAAAAGAACTACAACAAATAATGTTGCGCAAACACGTGCTGAACTACAACAAAAATATCCTAATGCTAGTTTTGAAACAAATTCTTTAGAAGAAGTTATAGAAGAAAGAAACATGGAAGGTATGTTTGATGATGATCCCGACTTAGATGATTTAGAAGTACAACAAGACCTTGCAACTAATACCGAAACAACTGAAACTGATACTGAAACAGGCGCATCTCCAGAAGACGCTCTTACCTTACCTCCTGGAGTGGTTAGAGGCACTATTACTGATCCTACTACTGGTGCAGTGCAAGGTTTATCTGAAACTGAACGTAGCTATAAAAAAAGTAGATTTGTGCCCGATGAAACTGATACTTCTCCTACTGCAATAGAGCTACGTGACTTACGAAGTAGGTATATTGAACAATTAGCTACTCCAGAAGAACGTAATTATTGGAACCCAGAAGTTGGACCAAAGCCAGTTGAAAGTTTATCAGCTTCTGCTTTGCGTAAATTTTTTGAGTTAAAAGCAGCTAATCCAGATTTAGTAATTGGTGAATCTTTAGAAGATGCTAACCGTTTTTCTTTTTACACTTATGGCGATCAAAATGCTCAGTTTCAAGCTAGAAAAGCTGTTTCTGATGCAGTATTAGAAACTATACGTTCACCAAATCAAGCTTCTCCAGGTTGGACAGTTGAAATAACTGATCCTGAAGCCCCTAGCACTCTTGGTTTTGGTGAAAGAAAAGTAACCTTTAATGGTGGTGAACCTAGAATAAATATGCAAACTTTATTACAACAAGCAGTGCAAAATTTTGAACGTGAAGGTTACCAACAAAATTTAGATGCTGGGCAGAGCAGACAACAAGCCTTAATGAATTCTTTACTGCCTACTTTAGAAGCATTAAAAAATAATGGGTACGCTATAAAAGTACGCGACGCTGATGGTAATGTTGTAGACGCAGTTGAGCGTCCTGATATCGCTACCAGCATGCCTATAGTACGTGGAGAAAGAGGTGCTTTTGTTAGTGCTGAACAAGTTTTAAGAGACGTAAGAGTTGCACCTAGAGAAGGTCGAGGTCAAAGATCTGAAAGACTTACCGAAAGTGAAACAAACCCACAAAGAGCAACTCTTGGAGATGAAAGTCCAGAGGTAACAGACCAAACAGAGTTAGAACGAATGATGGAGCAAACCGATCCGATTGAAGGGGCTCCAGGTGAGTTAGATTTAGACCCAGAATTAGAAGGCAGCGGTAGGAAGTTACCTCCTACCAGAATAAATATCGAAGAAGCTAGAACTGGTTTTACTGAAACTTTAGAACGAAGAGGCGCTCCTGTTACTTTTAATAGAGATAGAGCTAGACAAGTACAGATAGAACAAGCTGAACGTAATCAAGCAGCTAGAGCTGCAGAACCAATTACTACTACACCTACTCAGATAGAGGAAGGAGTACAAGCTTCTACTCGTGCCGCCAGTCTTTTTGATCTACAACAAGCAGCTGGTAACACTGTCTCAGGACAAGCTTTTATAAATAATTTAAGTAGAAAATTTACTAATGTTTTTAAATCACGACAGAAAGTTTTTGTAATCACATCTACTGATAATGTAACTTTTGGTTTTGATAATAAAACTTATCGTGATGCGGGGGGCAATGAAATATCACCAAATGATTTGATAAAACAAAAACAAGCTGAAATGGAAGCAAACCCTAGTAATTTTGGTAAAGTCATAACTTTTGGTAACGCTTCGGTAGTTATCTTAAATGAACAAGCTTTTGACGTTACAACAAACCAAGGCTTAAGTCGTCAGATAAATTTAACCTACACTCTAGGACATGAGTTAGGGCATGTTCTTTACAAGCAAGAAATAAATAGACTAAAACAAAATAAACCTTTGTTTGATTCTATGTATAAAGAATTTTTAAATGATGCAAAGAAAAATGTAAAACAATACGATAGTGAGTTTGGTTTTGAAGAGTGGTATTCAGATCAAATGGCTATGTATTTATTAGACCAAAAAGATCCTGTAGGTCAAAAACGTACTGGTAAAGCAAAAGTTGCAGCTTATTTTAATCGTTTAGCAAAAGCGATTAAAAGATTTTTTAACAGCTTACACCAAGAGATTCAAACTAGATTTGGAGCTGGTATTAACCCTAAATTTAACGAATATGTAAATGGCGTAACCAGGCAGTATCGCGAAGGTTTAACACCAGAAGAAATACCAATTACAGCTAAACAGTCAGTACAAATTGATGACATGGTAGCTGGTGCAGAAAAGTTTGTGGGTAGTTTTGTAGGTAAAAAGAACGCAACTAGATTCGGCGCGCAAATGAAAAAAACTTTACGTACTATAACTGAATCAGAGATGGCAAAAGATGTAACTGACTTTACTTATCGTATCCTTGCTCCAGCTGATAATTATTTAAGACGAATAGCTCCTGAGTTAGGACAAGCTTTGTATTCTAGGTCTCAAACACAAGAGGCTTTAGGTTTTTTTAATAAACACCCCTTAATACAATATACCAATATAAATAAGTTTTATGATATTTTTAATTTAACGGGTGAACCAACTAATGCTGATTTAACTAGAATAGATGAAGTTACTCGTGATGCAGAGAGACTTGCTGCTGGTACGGCATTACAAAACCCAGAAAATAGAGCACAAGCTCAAGCAGTTTTAGATTTTTTTGATGACTTTTGGAGTTATGTAGGTAACAAAGACCCAGAGCTAGCTAAATTTAAACGTCTTAACTTCTTTACCAGACAGTTTGATATGGCGTTATTAGAAAATGATCCTGCCGCACGTTCTCGTTTAGTAGATGTATTAGAGAGAAACAACCCTAATACTGATCGAAATGTTTTAGAAGATGCAGTTGAGAAGATGATTCGTTACAACGAAAACACTGATGGTGTGGCAGATGTAGCTAATGATAACTTGCAAGATATATCTATTGGTATGCAAAAAGAAAGAGCAGAATTTTTTAGTAATATTAATGATAACTCTGAACTTAGAGATGACCCCAATGGTGAACCCGATTTATTAATACCCCCACATCATGCAATTAGAAAGTACGTTAGTGAAGTAGTTAAAAAAACAGAGTATCGTGATTCTGTACAAGTTACAGTTACGGCCGAAGATGCAGCAAAAGACCCGAAAAAATTTAAAGCTGGACAACGCTTAAAAGGTGCTGAGGCAACTGAAGTTTTGTTAAATAGAATTGAAGACCCTAAAAAACGTTCACATGCACGTAAAGCTGTACAAGCTATGTTAGGTAGAGCAGGTATGGACATGCCTGGTTGGTTAAGAACTACGCAAAGTTATTTATTAATGTTAAACGCAGTAACTTACTTAAGTTTTGCTGCAGTAGCTTCGTTACCAGATTTAGCTGGTCCAACTTTACGTTCAAAAGAAATGTTTTTATTCTCTAAAACTTTTAATTCTGAGATGCGTAATTACTTCGGTAATCGTAAAGAGATGGAAGCTTTTGCTCGTGACGTAGGAGTGGTTACTTTTGATTCTGTAGCTCATATGTACATCAATGCTGCTGAAATGGGTTACATGACAGAAAATACTAAGTTTTATACCCAACAATTTTTTAAATACACAGGTTTAGAGTTCTACACTAGATTTACTAGAGTCTTTGCTGCCGGCATGGGTAAACAATTTTTAATTAAACACGCTAATGATAATTCAGCAAAGTCACAAGAATATTTAAGTGAGCTAGGTGTAACTGCTGCTGATGTAAAAGCAGTACAAGCTGCTGACTTTAATTTTGAAACTGAAGCTGGACAACGAGTAAAAGAGGCGATTGGACGTTTTGTAGAAGAATCTATTGTTAGACCTAACGCTGCAGAACGACCAGTCTGGGCTTCTAACCCTTATTTTGGTTTAGTTTTTCAACTTAAATCATTTTTCTACGCTTATGGTAAAAATATAGTAGGGGGTGCAATAAGAAACACTCAAAGCACTTTCCGTCGTGATGGTAAGATTTCTACTGCAGCTATGCCAGCAGTATATGCTGCTACTGCTTTATTACCTTTAGCTGTAGCTGGTATGGAGTTAAGAGAGTTGATGAAGTTCTTATTTTCTCCTATAACAGGAGCAGTTGATTTTAATGATAGAACTGATGCTTTTGCTTTTGATTCACGTAAATTTAGAAACAACAATATGAGTAATAGTGAATATTTAATTGAAGCTACTGATCGTTCAGGTGCTTTAGGAGCCTTTACTATGTTGTTTCCAATGATGGAAGCTGGTAGATTTGGTGATGAGTTCTATACTCCGTTGTTAGGACCAACCGTACAAAGATTTGAAGATATTATAAAAAATGATGCGCAGTTCAAGGACTTCCTGCCTTTCTTTGGATCATATTAGTATATAATGAGGTAATTATGGCATATTCAGATTCAATAAAATTAGTAGTAGGAGATACCCTACCCGAGTTAAATTTTACGTTAAAAGACAGTAATGCTGCCGCTGCTGGTAAAACTTTAGATGCAGAAGACAACACTACTTGGGCGGCAGTAAATCTAACTGGTGGTAGTGTTAAATTTAGAATTAGAAAAGTGGGTACAACTAATGTACTAAGCACTATAACTGCTACTATTACAAATGCGGCAAACGGGCAAGTTACGGTAGCTTTTCCAACTAATACTTGGACAACTGCTGGTACTTTTGAAGGTGAGATAGAATACACTACTTCTGGTGGTGGCATACAAACTGTACAAGATCTAGTCAAATTTAATCTACGAGACGATTTTGACTAATGGCCTTTAAAAGCAAACTTGACTACACTAAATTAAAAAGTGTTCTTAGTGTTTTAAACTTAAGAGCACCCTTTACTTATCAAAATCTACAAATAACAGACGTCTTATTAGACGCAGAGTCTAAGAATTTATTTTTTACTACTCAACATGGTAGTCCTAACGCAGTTAGTGTAAGCATATCTGAAGCAACAGCTTTTGCTTTAGAGAAAGGTATAGCAGATGCTGCAACAATTACTGAAGTTTATGCTAGTGCTTTTATTACTTCTAGAGCAGAAACGTTATCAGTAGCGGAAAGCGCAGTAATAACACCAGAACTTAATAAAAGTGAGACAACTACTTTAACTGATAGCAGCCCTGTCTTTGATACCGGTAAAAATTTAACGGATACACCTATTATTACAGAAAGTTTAGCTAGTGCTTTTGCTAAAGCTTTAGCAGATAGCCCTAGTCTTAGTGAACTTTATACTAGTAATTTTGGTAAAGCTCTAACCGATACTTCTACTATTTCAGAATCCTTTGCTAGAACAGCAACTTTTGAACGAGTTTTTACTGATGCTACCAGCTTAGATGACACTGCAAGTGCTAGTGATGATCTAGCTACGGAGTCAGGTATAAATAAAAATAATATAGTTTCTGTAGCTGAAAGTTTAAATATTAGTGATTTTAATAAAGGCTTAACTGATACTGCTAGTATTGCAGAGTCTTTAGCTAAAACGGTAAGTTTCCAACGAACTTTCAGCGATACTCCTACTATAGGAGAAGCTTTTGCGTATGCTCTTGCTTTAGGGACTATTGCAAATAATGTTAGTGTATCCGAATCAATTAATATACAATTAACTTCAGGAGCTAGTAGTGTTCTTAACGCTAGTGCTCTTAATACGTATACAATCAACTCTTAAGAGGTATTTTATGTCAAATATAAATGACGCATTAAAGATGAAAGGACGTCTACAAATACATTTGAATGACGAACTTGTACAAGAAGTTGACAACTTAGTTGTTACTGCTGGTAAAGGTTACGTTGCTTCTCGTATAAAAGATGCTAGTGCTACAGCTATGTCACACATGGCTATTGGATCTGGAACTAGTGCTGCTGGCGCAAGTGACACTGCTTTAGGTTCTCAATTAGGTAGGGTAGCACTTACTAGTACAAACGTTTCTGGCGCTGTAGTTACTTATGTAGCTACTTTTGCAGCCGGTACCGGTACTGGAGCAGTTACCGAAGCAGCCATTCTAAATGCTAGTTCTGGTGGAACGATGTTGTGTAGGACTGTTTTTTCAGTCGTAAACAAAGGTGCATCAGACAGTATGACTGTTACTTGGACCGTTACTGTTAGCTAAGAGGAGTAGGTAATGGCTTTAGTTCTTGCTAATAATGCCAGCACCACTCTCGCAAGTGGTGTAAATGATTCTGCCACTTCCATTTCGGTAGCTTCAGCTAGTGGTTTCCCATCTATTTCAGGTAGTCAGTTTTTCTATGTTACTCTGGATGACGCTACAAACGTAGAAATAGTAAAAGTTACCGGTGTATCTGGTACTACTTTTACTATTGTAAGAGCTCAAGATGATACTTCTGCTTCAGCTTTTAGTACAGGCACAGAAGTTTCTATACGAATAACTAAACTAGTTTTAAAAGATAATGTAGTTGCTACTTTAGGGGCACTGGCAGGTCAAACTATTGCCGACTCAGGCGATCTTACGCTAGATGTAGCAGGAGATATTATTCTTGATGCTGATGGCGATAACATTTTCTTTAAAGCAGGGGGAGGTAATCAATCTTCACTTTCTTTCATAAATAGTGATGTTTTTTTAGGTGTAGAAACACAAGACAAAGATTTAATAATTAGGGGTAATGATGGTGGTTCAACAATCACAGCTCTTACTCTTGATATGTCTGAGGCAGGTAAAGCTACCTTTAATGATGCAGTAGTAGCTTCAGGAATCTCACAATTTGCAGATGTCAATATTCCAGATAACAATGCTATCAGATTTGGTAATTCACAAGATTTACAAATCTACCATAATGGCACAAATTCAATTATTTCTGATACTGGTACAGGAAGCATAAAAATAATGACAGGAGCTTTGTTTGTAAGAAACCCAGCAGATGAAGATATGATTCAAGCTCAATCTGGTGCAGCAGTAACTCTTTATCATAACAACTCAGCAAAACTAGCTACAACTTCAACTGGAGTAGATGTTACAGGAAATGCTACTTTGTCTGGACAACTTACTTTAGGTTCAGGCAACAACTTAGTAAATGCAGGAAATTTAACTCTAGATGTAGGTGGTGATATAACACTAGATGCCGATGGTGGAGATATTAAATTAAGCAATGGTGGTACACAGTTTGCAAACTTTGGCGATGCTACTGGTGCTGTACATATAGATGCTGTAGTTCAAGATGATGATATTAAATTTAGAGGTAATGATGGTGGTTCAACAATAACTGCCCTAACGCTAGATATGTCAGCAGGTGGTAAGGCAATATTTGCAAATAATATAGATTTTGGAGATGGTCATTTTATTGGAAATGATGGGGATGATAATTTATACATTGCAAGTAGTGCAGGAGAAAAAATTAGATTAGATTCACCAGATGAAATAATTTTAGATGCTGATGGTGGAAACATTACCTTAACCGATGGTGGCACAGCAATTGGTCAATTCCAGTTAAATGATACTAACCATTTAAAACTCGTAGCAAAAGTTTCTGATGCTGATATTTTTCTACAAGGTAATGATGGTGGTTCTACAATTACTGCGTTGAGACTTGATATGTCTGCTAGTGGTGCAGCCACATTTAATGACCAAGTTACTCTTGGTGGTAATTTAGTACATTCAGGAAACTTGACTATTGATGCAGGTGGGGATATTACTTTAGATGCAGATGGTGGGGATGTAATTATAAGTGATGGTGGTAGTGAAAAAGCTAGATTTAGTGGGTCAAATTTTGGAATAGGTACAACGCCATCAAGACCTTTGCACGTTGTAGGAGCAGATGGCGGTCTTGCTCTTTTTTCAAATAATGTAGATGCAGATTTAAATATACAAACAGCTTCAGCAGTCAC